TACATAGATAAATATGTAGGAACACTTGAAGATGGCAGCTACGGTAATATATATTTTAACGACACATTAAATGACTGGGCTAAGTTTGATATAAACAATAGAACAAAGTTTGATGCTGCTATTAGTTCAGGACTTGCTATTATGGCTTGCAATAGAAATTTATATACACCAAAACAAGAAAGACAAACTAAAGTATTAAACTTTGGATTTAAAAAATATAACAATCAAGGATCAACTTCAAAAATAATAAAATAAATGTCGAAAGTATTACCAAAGGGTATATTTCCTAGCCAAGCAGTTAGTGACGAGGAAAAACAATCCACTAATTATGGAATTGAAGTTGCTAAGGCTATTGAATCTGAATGGTTCAAAAGAGACAACGGAAGTGTACGCTATTATGCAAACAGGGATAACTTTCACAGATTAAGATTATATGCTAGAGGTGAACAGAGTGTTCAGAAGTATAAAGATGAATTATCTATTAATGGTGATTTGTCTTATCTTAATTTAGATTGGAAACCTGTGCCGATTATCCCGAAGTTCGTGGATATTGTAGTAAATGGTATTAACGAGCGGATGTTTGATATTAAAGCATACTCTCAAGACCCTTCATCTTTACAAGAAAGAACTCAATACGTAGAGTCAATTGTAAGAGATATGCAAAATAAAGATTTGTTGCAGAATGTTCAGCAGCAGTTTGGGGTTAACATGTTCAACAACAATCCTGAAACTCTTCCTGGCAGCAACGAAGAATTACAGCTACACATGCAATTAGACTATAAGCAGTCTGTGGAAATTGCAGCAGAAGAAGCAATTAATAATGTTTTAGATTACAATAAGTACGAATTAGTAAAGAAAAGATTAGACTACGATCTAGTTACCATTGGTATTTCTTGTAATAAAACTTCTTTTAATACAGCTGAAGGAATTAAAATTGATTATGTTGATCCTGCTGATATTGTTTACTCATATACTGAATCACCATACTTTGATGATTTATATTATGCTGGAGAAATCAGAAGAGTTAGCATTCCGGAATTAAAGAAACAATTTCCTCAGTTAACAGAAGAAGATATAAAAGAAATTGAAGGTACAGGTAGCAACGCAATGCTTTATAATAAAGGATACGCTTCTGCCGATGCTCAGGATACTAACCATGTGTATGTGTTATATTTCGAGTATAAGAGCTTTCAAAATCAAGTATACAAAATTAAGCAAACTGCAACTGGGGCGGAAAAGGCAATTCAAAAAACAGATACTTTTAATCCGCCTAAGGATGCAAGAGCAAGATTTGAAAAAGTACAGCGATCTATTGAAGTATTATATGAAGGCGCTAAAATTATTGGCCACAATAAATTACTTAAATGGCAAATCGCCGAAAATATGACAAGGCCTAAGGCTGATACTACTAAAGTAAACATGTCATATAATATAGTAGCACCTCGTATTTACAAAGGACGTATTGAATCTTTGGTAAGCAGAATGACTTCGTTCGCGGATATGATTCAGCTTACACATTTAAAGCTACAACAAGTATTATCAAGAATGGTACCTGATGGTGTTTATCTTGACGCTGATGGTATTGCTGAAATTGATTTAGGTAACGGTACAAACTATAATCCGCAAGAAGCATTAAATATGTATTTCCAAACGGGTTCTGTTATCGGTCGATCAATGACTCAAGACGGTGAATTCAACCATGGCAAAATGCCTATTCAAGAATTACAATCGTCTAGTGGTAATGCTAAAATTACTAGCTTAATCAACTCTTATAATTATTATTTAAATATGATAAGAGATGTGACTGGATTAAATGAAGCTAGAGATGGTAGTGCGCCTGATAAGAACGCATTAGTAGGACTACAGAAATTAGCTGCTGCTAATTCAAACACAGCTACAAGACATATATTACAGAGCGGTTTATTTTTAACTTTAAAAACAGCCGAAGCTATTTCACTCAGAATTTCTGACGTATTAGAATTTGGAAGTACTAAGCAGGCATTCATACAAGGTATCGGTAAATTTAATGTAGGTACATTAGAAGAAATACAACACTTACACCTGCATGATTTTGGTATATTCTTAGAATTAGCACCTGACGAAGAAGAAAAGCAACTGCTTGAAAATAATATTCAAATGGCGTTGCAGAAAGATCAAATATATCTTGAAGACGCTATTGATATTAGAGAAATTAAAAATATCAAGCTAGCTAATCAACTACTTAAGTTACGCAGAAAGAAGAAGTTTGAGCAAGACAGACAAGTGCAAATGCAGAACATTGAAGCTCAGACACAATCAAATGCTCAAGCTGCTCAGGCTGCTGCTCAGGCAGATATGCAAAAACAACAAGCTTTAGCGCAAAGCAAGGTTCAAGTTAATAAGGCTCAAATGGAATTTGATATTGCTAAACTTGAAAGAGAAGCTGCTATTAAGAAAGAGCTTATGATGCATGAGTTTGAACTTAATATGAAACTTAAAGAAGCTGATTTAAACGTAATAAATAACAAAGAGAAGTATAAGGAAGATCGTAAAGATAAACGCACGAAAATCCAAGCTACGCAACAATCAGAGTTAATTGAGCAACGTAAAGGAACAACGGGGCCTAAAAACTTTGAATCATCTGGTAATGATGTACTAGGTGGTTTTGGTTTAGAACAATTTGAGCCAAAATAAATAACTAAATAATTTTATAATATTTTATCATGTCAGAAAACACTAATGAACCCTTAGTAGATGAAACTCCAACTTCAGCGGAACGCGAAGAGCAAGTTTTAGAAAACGCAGGGGTAGACACAAAAGTAGAAGACGGTGTATATAAGGTAAACTTAGCCGCACCACAAGAACAAACACAACAAGAAGATGCCGTTCAAGAACAAGAAACAGAAGGCAGCGTGCTGGATAGCGTACAACAAAGCGAAGAAAGCGGGCAAGAAGCCGAAGTGGAACTGCAAGAGCTGGAGCAAGAAGAGCGAGTAATTCAGGAAATAACTGATGAGCCTGTTGAAGAAGAGGTAACTAAGCAAGATATAATTGATGAGGTTGCTGAGACTCCTGGTTTAGAACTACCTGAAAATATTCAAAAAGTAGTTGACTTTATGAATGAAACAGGTGGCACTCTTGAAGATTACGTAAGACTTAACGCGGATTATGATAATGTAGATAACAACTCATTGCTGCGTGAATATTACAAAAAAAATAAACCTCATCTTTCAAACGATGAAATTGATTTCTTAATTGAAGACAAGTTTTCATACGATGAAGATATAGATGATGAGCGAGACATCAAACGTAAACAACTCGCATTTAAAGAAGAGATAGCAGAAGCTAAAAGCTTTTTAAACTCGATGAAGGATAAATACTACGACGAAGTCAAGTTGGGTTCTCGTTTAACTCCTGATCAGCAAAAAGCAATTAACTTCTTCGATCGATATAACGAAGAGCAATCAAATCTTAAACAAGCACAAGAGCAACAGCTTAGCAATTTTACAGAAAAAACAAATCAAGTATTTAACGAGAATTTCAAAGGTTTTGATTTCAGTGTTGGAGAAAAAAAGTATCGTTTTAATGTAAAAGATGTTCAAAGCACTAAAGAAGCTCAAAGTGATATACTAAAAGCGTTTTCAAGTTTTCTAGGAGAAAACAATACTCTGAAAGACGGTGCTGGTTATCACAAAGCATTGTTTGCTGCACGCAACGCTGATACAATTGCAAATCATTTTTACGAACAAGGTAAAGCTGAAGCAATTAAACAGTTAAACGCGGAATCAAAAAACATTAACATGGACCCAAGAAAAAGCGCTGGAAGCGTTATTGAAGCGGGTGGTGTTAAAGTTAGAGCAGTTTCTGGAGATGATGGTTCTAAATTAAAAATTAAACTAAAACAATAATTCTAAAAAGAAACTAAAATGGCTGCAATTGCTAATTTAAACACGCCTGCGGAATTTTCTCCGTATGCATCAAAAGTTGCTTTATCTAGCAACTACCTAAACTTCCACGGAGCTGGAGGTGCTAACTGGTCTCAACAATACCTTCCAGATCTATATGAAGCTGAAGTAGAGCGTTACGGAAACCGTTCGATCTCTTCTTTCCTTCGTATGGTTGGAGCTGAGATGCCGATGTCTTCTGATCAAGTTATTTGGTCTGAGCAAGGTCGTCTTCACATCCACTATTCTGGAACAGTAACTACTGCTGCTTCAGGTATTGTTAACATCGGATCTGGACACGTTGTACGCGTTGGACAAACTGTTGTTATCGAGGACGCTAACGGAAATGTAGTTAAAGGTTATGTATCTTCTACAGATGCTGACGAAGTAACTATCCTTCCTTACTCAGCTGCTACTTTGGCTGCTGCTGGATTTGCTGATGCTGAAGCTATCAAGCTTTTCGTATTCGGTTCTGAATTCAAAAAAGGAACAACTGGAATGACAGGATCTGTTGAGCCAGAATTCCAATCTTTCACTAATTCACCAATCATCATCAAAGACAAATTTGAGGTTTCAGGTTCTGACGCTTCTCAAATTGGTTGGGTTGAAGTTACTGGTGAAGACGGACAAACTGGATACCTATGGTACCTAAAAGCTCTTGGTGATACTCGTACTCGTTTCGAAGACTACTTAGAAATGACTATGGTTGAAGCTGAAGGTGCTGCTACTGGATCTGCTGCTGCAGGTGCTGGACTTAAAGGTACTGACGGTTTATTCAAACAAATCGAAGAAAGAGGTATTACTGCTGACAACGTATTTGATGCGTCTACAGACCTTATCGCTGATTTCGATACTCTATTAGCTGAGCTTGATAAGCAAGGTGCAATTGAAGAAAACATGCTTTTCTTAAACCGTGCTTCTAACTTAGTATTTGATGATGCACTTGCAAACGTATCTATTGGATCACAAGGTGGTACTGCTTACGGTGTATTCTCAAACTCTGAGGATATGGCTCTTAACTTAGGGTTCAGTGGTTTCCGTAGAGGATCTTACGATTTCTACAAAACTGACTGGAAATACTTAAACGACTTTGCAACTCGCGGTCAAATCTCTGGTGTAAAAGGTCTATTAGTACCTGCTGGAACTTCAACTGTTTACGACCAAGTACTTGGTAAAAACATTAAGCGTCCATTTTTACACGTACGTTACCGCGCTTCTGAAGCTGACAACCGTCGCATGAAGTCTTGGGTTACTGGTTCAATCGGTGCTCAAACTAGCGATCTTGATGCAATGGAGGTACACTTCCTATCAGAAAGATGTTTAGTAGTTCAAGGAGCTAACAACTTCATCCTTTTTGAGTAATCAATAATGTAATACTTACCCTCGTCCAAGTCGGCGGGGGTATTTATTACTCTTAATCATTTATATTATATTATATCATGGCAACACGTAAAAAAGCCGTAGCAGAAAAACCTGCTGCATGGGAAATTAAAGATAGAAACTATTATCTATTAGGTACTAAAACACCTATTGTACATAAATTAAGAAGCAAAAATATCTTCTGGTTTGACGAAGAAAAAGGTTTTGAAAGAGAAATAAAATTTACAACTAATCAGCAATCAGTATTTGTTGATGAATTTAAAGGTGAAGCAAGACTTGGCCATATTGTATTTAGAGACGGAGCGTTGTTTGTTCCAAGAGAAAAACAGACATTGCAAAAGCTATTATCGCTTTATCATCCCGATCTAAACAAAAAATTTGCAGAATTCAACGCTGAAGAAGAGGCTGTTGATGAATTAGAGATTATCAATCTTGAAATTGAAGCTCTAATGGCTGCACAAAGCTTAGACATCGAACACGCAGAAGCAATTGTACGTGTTAATGTAGGTTCTAAGGTATCTGAGATGACTTCTAGCGAGCTTAAAAGAGATTTACTCATATTCGCTAAGCGTGATCCAGAATTGTTCTTAGAACTAGCTAATGACCCAAATATCCAAGTAAGAAATATGGGTATTAAAGCGGTAGAAAATGGAATTATCAAATTAGCTGGTGACCAACGTACTTTTACTTGGGCTAGTAACGGTAGAAAATTAATGACAGTACCGTTTGATGAAAATCCGTATTCAGCATTAGCAGCATGGTTTAAAACTGATGAAGGTGTCGAAGTTTATCAAACAATTGAAAAAAGATTAAAATAAACATATAACCCGGGGGCCTTCGGGCCTCCATTTTTTTTAACATTATGGCATACCAAAAATCAAAAAAAGAGCAACGTGCTGAAGACCGAGGCAAACGCAAAATTGATCGTGTTAGAGCTAGAGGAATTAAAACAGCTGGTTCTGTAAAAGAAGGCAAAGAAGGCAAGATTGCATCTGCCACAGGGGCTAAAAAACAGCGATTAGTAAACAAAGCCCGCAGATTAAAGAAAAGAGAAGATAGATTAAATCAAAGATTTGGTCAAAAGGCCGGTAATGTTGGTACTTCAAGAGCAGCTGGAAACTATGGCAATTTAGATGAGGTAGTTGTAACAGCTAAGAAAAAGAAAACACATAAAGGAATTGCTACTGGGCCGTCTGCTGCTCAACAATTACAATCAAGTGCATCCTACTCAATGATTCCTGGTTCAAGAGAAAAAAATACCGAAAGCGGATTTAGAAACCCGGAAGATCTTAAGAGTAGATTTAACTAATAAAAACAAATGGCTATAAACGTAAATAAAGTATATAGAACAGTATTGTCTATATTAAATAAAGAACAACGCGGCTATTTAACACCAGACCAATTTAATAGGCTTGCCCGACAGGTTCAACTTGAACTGTTGGAAAAGGCCTTTTATGATTATAATCGAGCATTAACTCGTCGTAATATGCAAGGTGTTAGCAGCGAATACGGTGATATAGCCCAGAATATTAAGGAAAAACTTGATGCATTTAATTACTCTGAAATAATAGGTGTAGGACCTGGGGGTTATACACTTTCAGGTATGCCACAACCACTTTACAGGGTTTTGCAGCTGACAAGCACTGATAGATCAACAATATTTGAAGAATTAAAAAAGTCAGAAATAGCGTATGTTAATGGTTCGCCACTTACAGCGCCTTCAGATTTATTTCCTGAATATTACCAAGAAGACGGAAAGCTTTATGTTTTACCTACGCCTACAAATATTACAAATGTAATATTGGATTATATAAAACTACCAGATGATCCGACTTGGGTTAGAGATACCGCAGTTACCACACATTATGAATATGACGATGCAAATTCAGTGGATTTTGAACTACACCCGTCTGAAGAACCTGCGCTAGTAATTAAAATATTGGCTTATGCAGGTGTAATTATAAAAGACCCATTGGTAATTCAAACGGCACAACAAGAAGAAACAAATAAATTTAACAAAGAAAACTCTTAATAGATGGGATTACTAACCGGTACAGATAGAGATTATTACGCTGGCTCGGAACAGTTCGTAGCTACTGCAGGACAAACCACATTTTTAATAACTGGATTTACTGGTGGTATCGCTTCGGTTGAAGACGTATACGTATATATAAATAACTCGCTATTAAATAGCACTCAATATTCTTGGTCATCGCCAAATATTGTTCTTGACCTAGGTGCTAACGAAAGTGATGAAGTATTAGTGGTTCTTAAGGATCATAGATACGGTGATTACAGATATACATCGTTAAAAAACATAGTGAGTAATTTTATGTTATCATATATTGGTGACGGTAAAATTATTAATAGAGCTAATCGTAGAGATGTATTATTTCAAGCTAAACGTGCAATTCAAGAGTTTTCATACGATATTTCAAG